ATAAGTTTATGTGTTAAGTATACAGAACCGTAGGTTTTTCTACAAATATTTTTTGAACAATTTTGTAAAATTTTTCATCGATTTATCTTGTTCTCCCAATTCCAAATTGAATTCTGTGATGTCCATACTAACCACATTCAGATTCTTCATTATTTTGTCAACAATGGGTTTTATGGCTTTTGTTTTAACACCATTTGGCGCGGTTGTCCCCGTGCTCGACATTTCTTCCGGGTCTAGTCCATCCACATCAAACGAAAAATGCAGTGGGTCTTTTCCTACAAATTCTTTGATTTTTGCATAGGTTTCTTTTGGGTTTTCATTGATTTCTTTACATTTGATAAACTTGATTTTCTTCTCTTTTAAAATCGCCTTTTCTCCATCGTCCAAATCGCGGATACCCAAATAGAGAATGTTTTCAAATTTGAGGTCGGGAACCCAAAACAAGAATGGAAACAAATCGTAGTCACTTTCTAAACCTGTTAAAAATGCAAGAGGCATTCCATGGTAATTCCCACTGGGCGATGTTTTGCGGGTATTGATGTCGCCGTGTGCATCAAACCAAATGACCTTCAGTGCGGAACCGTGTTTTTCCAGCGATGCGCTAATGGTTGCAATCGCCATTGAGTGGTCACCGCCGATATTAATGGTGGGTTTATTTGTCTTCATATTTGCCGTAAACAGATTTCGCAGATTATCTGAAAGAAGTTTAGTGTGTGGTTCTGCATCGCGAAGCTTATCTCGAAGCTTATCGCTGTTTTTTGTTTTTACTAAGGTTCCGTTATTTCCAAAAAGTTGGAACAAATATTTACAGGTTGTATCAACGCCGTGTTTTCTCTGACCCATTGAACTTGGAAAATATATACGATGCATTGGTTTCTTATATATTTACGTTTTATTTTTTTATGTTTTTTGCAATTGTAAAATTGAAATATTTATTTGAAATATTTTGTAAGCTATAAAACAAAGAGCATAAACAAATGAATGAAATTGAGGACCCCTTTAAAATAGAAAAAACAATACTATTACTATGTGTGATAGTAATAGTATTGATGTTATTTGACCACCCGGGCAGGCCAATATTTATAGCATTATTTGGAATTTACGGAATCATAATTATAATAATAGAAGGGGTAATCGCGGAAGTGCTAACAATTGTCGCGGTCCTGGCTGGCATATCATTCATTCCGATTGCCATAATGACGGTCATTGAAAAAATTGCAGAAATGAAAAACACACATCGTGTGGAGGAAGAATAATAAACAAGGCGTAGGGAAACCTACGGTTCCGCTTCGCTTATCCCCTTCCCTTTTTTTATTTCGGTTTTCAACTTTTCCAAATACAGAATAGCATCCATGTGTTGTAGGGAAACCTACGCGGCCGCTTCGCTTATCCCCTTCCCTTTTTTTATTTCGGTTTTCAACTTTTCCAAATACAGAATAGCATCCATGTGTTCTTCCTGGGCGTGCTGAATCCAATCAAGAACAGATAAATCGTCTCTATCCAAAGTTGTTCCGTATTTTTGCAATCCAACATTAGACCGACCAATAAATGCACTGATTACATTATTTACAATAGAGTCAGCACAATATCTCGTAGGAAGTAATGCGTCAATCTGTTCTAAATATTTTTCCTCCTCAATATGAAGATAAACTGGTTCATCTCCTACAATTGAAGAATTATTTCCCAAAGGAGGGGTCATAGGGGGTGAGCATAGCGGTTCCCCTACAATCTGCGGAACGATTGCAATCTTCTGGTCCTGCGACAAATCGCTATATCCTTCTTTCTGGTACCCCAAATAATGATTGAACATATACCACTGCGATGACGGGATAATTGTTTTCCACAAAATATCATTCTGGTAAACCCAGTGTTGTTTTGTTGAATACAAGTTCTCCACATTGGATTTAAACAACGTGCTCAGTTCCAACATCATTGACCGATTAACTAAATACCCCGCACCATTACCAGAGGACGAAATGCGTGAAATCAAATGGTTTGTTGGTTCAGAAACAACAGCCGCACACGTGGTCAGCATAACCACGTCCCACGAAAGATTTAATTCAAAAAAGGCCTTTATGTCTCCATGGATTTTTTTTACGTCATCGATGAAAACAAAGTCGTCTTCTATAACAAGCACATTTTGCAAATCCATGTCGTATGCCATTTCCAAAACATTTGCGTGGCTCAACAAACAACCCGAGTTGGGACAACCATTGTAAGAAGAGGCGGGAAACCGGATGATTTTGTCTTCGGTGAAACCAACGCGCTCAAATTCTTTCAAAAGAGCCGACCTTCGGTCGGCCCGTGCATCCATGTTGATATATATGATTTTATCAATTTGTTCCATTACTAAGTAATAATTACTAATGGAATCTTTTTAACCTAATTTGATGGAATTATTAGTTCTCTTATGCATAATTGGGCAATGCATCTACATCAATCATTGTATTTAGGCAAATGGTTGTTTCGCAAACATATTTCTTGAAAACATCCAGTTTCAGTTGGTCTTTTGGAACCAGATGATTCACGGTTCGCGCAATCATTTTATACAATTTGAAATCGGGGTATCTCTCTTGACCACTGGGTTTGTAAAGGACACTTTTTCCATGGTCATCATTGCACCAGGAATCTACCAGTTTCTGTAACGGCGTTTTCACTTCGTCGTCTCTGCAAACAAAATCGTAAAGAGAACATCCAAGACGACATAGGTCAAAACTGGGATTTGGATCAATTCGGGGTTTCTTCTCATTGAAATAAGGTTCGCAATTATACTGAGTTGCTGCGTCGCCGTTGGGCGCAAAACTGTCACTGCAAAATGTTTTCCCACCAAATCGGTAAATTGCTCGTCCAAAATCAATCAGTTTGAAAATGCGACCGTTGGTGGGAACTTTGTAACAAACTCCTTCAACCTGGTAATATAAAAACTCTTCCTCCGTCTCTACATACATTATATTGTTGGTGTGCAAATCGTTGTGTGTGAAATCAAACACCTTTTGATAAGTGGTTAGCAACAAGACAATTTGTAAAAGAGCTTCCACGAATGTATCGTCTTTCAGTTTTCTCTGCATAATCAATTCATCCAACGTGCCTTTGCACTTTTCCTGGAAAATAAGCTGGACTGGAAATTCTTTTAAATAACTGAACATCTTTTCATCCTCCTCGAAAATGGAATCCTCGGACCCCTCATCATTGTCGTCAGAACCCTTATTGTCTTCGTCCGATTCAGTCTCCCAATCACTCTCTACCGATTCGGTTGTGTCCGACTTGGAATCATCGCTACTGTCCGAATCATCGCTACTGTCCGAATCATCGCTGGATTGGTCTTCGGATTCTTTCGCCAAGGATTCATATTCTAAGGATGGACTTACCAGATTTGCAGTTTCAGCAGTTTCCATTATGTCCTTATTTTCCGTTATGTCCTCTACATCCAACTCTATCTCCAAATCTTTGATACTCAGTTTTTTCTTATTGGTGCGCGAACCTTCTCCTGAATACTCGCGTAAAATGATGGAGGTGTCTTCATCTACAGTAAAATGCTTGTTCAAATTATTGGTGAAAAACTGACATTTTGTCAAGAAATCTAGGTCATCCACAATATCATACTTGAATCCGCTCTGTACAGCAAGTGCCGACCCATAATACTCAACTCCATGCACCAAACCGTGTGTGTCTTTCATCATGGATGTCAAGTAACAAAAAAATCCATCTACGTAAGAAGAGTTATTCACATCCAACACTTTGGACAAACACGTATCTGTAGAGGACCCAAGTTTAGGAAGTGTTTTGAAAATGGAAGTTTCCAAATCGTATTTTCCCCGCAAATAATTCAGCGGATCTAAAAGTGGAGAGAATTTGACAAAGATGTCCTTTTCCATTACTTTGTCGTTATCATCAACGACCGTTTTTAAATCGTAGACGTGGTATTTCATCCATTTCGAAAAAACGACTATAAATGGGATTATAATTTTGAATTTCGCCAACTGATTCCAACATTTCTAAATCAATCTTCTTGGCCTTTTTATAAAAAATACTAAATTTGTTATCCATTTATATTTTACGCTAAAACATAATTTAGGTATATTGAACTAATCGTTTCACGAATCGTTTCAAAGAGATAAATCATGATTGAATCGTTTCAAAGAGACAATTTTTATCTTTCTTTTACATATATTAATTAATTTAACATGACACTTGAATTGAAAAAATTTGATATGCGTGCAATCACATTTGACCCCAAAGAAAACAAAGGACCCGTCATTGTTTTGATTGGGCGCCGTGATACTGGAAAAACTTTTTTGGTCAAAGATTTGCTTTACCATCATCAGGATATTCCTATTGGCACCGTCATCTCCGGAACAGAAGCCGGAAACGGATTTTACGGAAAAATAGTCCCCAAACTTTTCATCCACGAAGAATACAACAGCATTTTGATAGAGAATGTATTAAGACGCCAGAAAACCGTGATGAAACAATGCCAGGCCGAGATGGAGACTTACAAGAAGTGTTCCATTGACCCACGCACTTTCGTAATTCTGGATGATTGCTTGTACGACAGCAGTTGGACCAAAGATAAATTGATGAGATCCTTGTTCATGAACGGAAGACACTGGAAAGTGATGTTGATCATCACGATGCAATACCCATTGGGTATCCCACCCAATCTCCGCACCAATATTGATTACGTTTTTATTTTGCGCGAGAATTATTTATCCAATCGTAAGAAGATTTGGGAGAACTATGCGTCTATGTTTCCCACATTGGAATCGTTTTGCACCATTATGGACCAAACCACTGAGAATTATGAGTGCATGGTGATATCCAACAACGCCAAGTCCAACAAGATTAACGACCAAGTGTTCTGGTACAAGGCGGCGGACCGCCCCGATTTCAAATTGGGGTCCAAAGAGTTCTGGGAACTGTCCAAGAATTTGGCAGACGATGATGGAGACGAATATGACCCCCATGCGAAGAGAAAGGCAAAGGGGAATAATATTATGGTGAAAAAGACCACCGGAAAGTGGTAAAGGAAACCGTAGGTTTCCTTTTGAACCTTCCCTTCTTTAAATATCGCTTATCCAAATTGATAAGCGATATTTTAATAAAGGTTTCCCTTCCCTTTTAAAATGTTGCTTATCAATTTGGATAAGCAACAT